TTAGAGACTAAGAATTAAAAATTTGGTCCAGCGATAGCTGGGTAGCTAAGGAGAAAGGTTATGGCAGAAATAACGGTAGATTTTGAAAACGCAGAGAGTATTACAGATGATGTAAGAGGACAGGTTTTAGGTTACGCCAAAAATAATTGGCGAGATCTAATATCAGAAGAACACGCAACTAATGAATCACTTGCCGACATCAAAACACTTGACGATGCTATAAAGAGTTATATACATGGTCAAAAACTAATAGGTAAAGACAAGGTGGTATTACCTGGTTCTGATGCGAGTGAGGAAGAGTTAGCAGCATTCTTCAACAAAATAGGGAGACCAGCAGATCCAAATGAATATGATCTTGGTTTGCCTGAAGGTCTTCCAGAAAATCTTGCAAGCGTACTTGATGACGCAAAAGATGAGTTCAAGAAGAGCGCACATAAGTATGGTTTAACTTCAAAACAAGCAGCAGCCCTATGGAAAAGTGGAGTAGAGAAAAACTTAGAAGCATACAAGTCAAGCACAGATGCACATAATAATAGACTACAAGAAGGACATAATGCTTTAAAGAAAGAGTGGGGCACCGCTTATGATGAAAGAATGAAGTTAGCCAACAAAGTCATTACTAAGTTTGGAGACGATGGTTTTAGAACCTGGTTAAAAGATACTGGTCTTGGTAAAGAACCTCAGTTAATCAAATTAGCAGCTGCAATAGGTAAAGGATTATCAGAGGACACTATTTCACCCGACGAAAAATCATCAGGTGCTCTAACTCCTAAAGAGGCGTTGAGTAAAGCCAACAAAATCATAGGAGATAAGAACCATCCATATCACAATAAGAAAGATCCATCACATAAACAAGCAATAGAGGATGTAGGTAAACTCTTTGAAGCTGCGTATCCAGAGGAAAAATAGAGATGGCACTGAAAGAGTTTGAAGAAATAAGACTTAAATGTATTGAGATGGTTCTTAGATATGGTAATGATACAATGAAAAAACCTGGATTTATGTTTCAGTGGGCTGATAGATTTATGAATTATGTCTATATGGGACATCCAGAGAAAGACTTTTCTAAGACGGATAAAAGACGTCATAATGAAATAAAAGGTAAAACTAACTATGATAGAGATTATCCACAATATAGCGAGAAATAAAGGTAAGAAAAAGAAAAAGAAAAAAAGATATTAAGGTTCATGTAGGGAGTTTATAGGTTATGATCTGCAACAGAGAGGCAGCCTGATAACATTAGGTCTCTTTGTGATAAGGCATATGAGTCTTTCTTATAGAAAGGTAGCTCACTAAAAAACTCAGCGAAGTGAATTACCAACAATTTAATAAGGAGGACATGGGTATGTCTTTTCAGATTACAACTGCTTTTGTAAAGCAATATCAGGCGAATGTTGACATCCTTTCACAGCAGATGGGTACAAAACTTCAGATGTGTGTTCGTAATGAAACACAAACTGGAGAACACTCATTTTTTGATCAAGTAAATTCAACCGCTGCTCGTAAAAGAACTACACGTCATGCTGATACGCCTCTTATTTCTACACCTCATGCAAGACGTAGAGTCACTCTGGTTGACTTTGACTGGGCTGACCTTATTGACGATCTAGATAAAGTAAAGATGTTGGCAGATCCTGCTAGCACCTACGCTCTTAATGCGGCTTATGCTTTTGGTCGTGCAAAGGATGATGAGATTATTACTGCTGCTCTCGGTACTGCAAATACGGGAGTTGATGGTAGTACTTCTACTGTTTTTGATACCACTAACAATCAGATTGCTGCTGGTGGAACTGGTCTTGATGTTGCCAAAGTCATTGAAGCTAAAGAGATTTTAGACGGCCATGAAGTAGATGAAAGTATTACAAGGTATATGGCTGTTACCTCAAAACAGATAAGTGACCTTTTGGCACTGGAAAAAGTTACATCAAGTGACTATGTGTCAATTCAAGCGCTTGTTAGAGGTGAGATTGATACCTGGATGGGATTCAAGTTCATCAGAATAGAAAGGTTAGGTGTTGATGGTTCAGATGATCGTAGATGTATTGCTTGGGCGGAAGACGGTCTTCTTCTTTCAATAGGTGAAGATGAGAAAGGCCCAAGGGCCAGAATCAGTGAAAGAGACGATAAGAATTATGCAGTACAAGTTTATAACTCCATGAGTATCGGTGCTACACGTATGGAAGAAAAGAAAGTTGTAGAGATTCTTTGCGTAGAATCTTAATAAAAACTAAGGAGAAAATATTATGTCTACAGTTAATGGTGTTAATTACACAATAGCAAGTTCTCCTACTCCTTCCACACTTCTAGATGCTGGTAAATATGGTGGAAGAGTAAGAGTATACACAGATACCTATGAAGCACTTACGCTTGCTTCTGGTTCTACTATCAGTGTTTGTAGTGTTCCTGCTAATTCAGTGTTTGTTTATGGACTCGTTGTTCATGACGCACTGGGTGCAAATACTACTTTGTCAGTGGGCGATAGTGGTAATGTTGCAAGGTTTGCAGCAGCTGAATCTACTGTAAGCGCTGGCGATATTGAATGTAGAGCTATTGATGGTATCAATTATCAGTTCTCAAGTGATACAGTTATTACATTGACTAATGCTGGATCTACTGGAATTGTGACTGGTACTATTAAGACTGTTTTTATGGTGTCTGACGGTTAAAAAATAATAGGGGCGGACTTCGGTCCGCTCCTTTTTTAAGGAGAAGCTGACATGGCATCGAAAGTTAGCATCTGTAACTCCAGTTTATTAAAAATCGGCGCTAATACAATAATAAGTTTAACAGCAGATTCAGAGGAAGCAAGACAATGTAATGCTCGTTTTGATGATATGTTGGATTATTTACTACAGATACATCCTTGGAACTTTGCAATGGCAAGGGCTACATTGGCTCAGCTGGCAACTACACCAGACTTTGAATTCACATATGAGTATCAACTACCTACAGATCCATATTGTTTGCAGGTAGTAGAGTATTATCCAAGAGCATCTGCATATAGATATAAAGTAGAAGGTAGGAAACTACTCACAAATGAAGGCACAGTAGAAATAAAATATATCAAAAGAGTAACTGATATGAATGAACTTGGTCCTTTGTTTAGGGAGATGTTTGCCTATTATCTTGCTGCTGAATTGTCATGGTCTCTTACTGGTTCCGCCACATTGAAACAGAATATGGAAGCGAATTTCTTAGAGGCTATGAGAATGGCTAAACTTAGAGATAGTCAAGAAGACACTCCTGATGCAGTTGCGCAAGGCAGCTGGATTACTTCGAGGTACTAAAGCATGGCAAGAGTCTCACCCATCTATTCATCATTTAGCGCAGGAGAATTGTCTCCAAGACTAAACAGTAGAGTTGATCTGAAAACCTACAATCAAGGTGCCTCAGAGTTAACAAATATGATAGTGTACCCTCATGGCGGAGTAACAAAACGTCCAGGGACTCGTTATGTCTCTACGGCTAAGACTCCTGATAAACAAGTACGCCTATTTCCCTTTGAGTATTCAACACAGCAGGCATATATAATCGAAGCTGGTGATATTTATTTGAGGTTCTATAAGGATAATGGTCAAATTGTTGTCAGTGGAACTACTACTCCGATTGAGATTGTCTCTCCATATCTCGCAGAGGATTTATTTGATGTGAGATTCACTCAGAGTGCAGATACTATGTATATGGTACATTCATCCTACCCGCCCCAGAAATTAACAAGAACAAGTCATACAGATTGGACTATAACGGAATTGGATAATGTTAATGGTCCATTTCTTGATGAGAACACAACTTCTACTACTATGACGGCCTCTGCTACCACAGGAGATATTACCCTCACCGCCAGTTCTGGTGTATTTAATTCACAACATGTAGGCACCGATTTCAAAATTGTCGGTGCTGAAACAGTCACAGCATCCCTTTCTGGTGATAACTCGTTCTCAAGTTCAATACAATTGGATACAGGTGAATCAGTCACCTTCTCTATAACAGGAACATGGGTAGCCATAGTAAGATTGCAAAAATCACTGGACGATGGAAACAACTGGATAGATTTATTATCTTATACAGGTAATGGTTCTATATCCATAACAGAAACACAAGACGGTGTTCTATATAGAGCGGGTATTAAAACAGGAGATTATACTTCTGGTACTATAGGATTAGCATTATCAAACGTCAATCAATTTGGATATGCGGAGATAACAGGGTTTGTAAGCGATACGGTTGTTTCTGGTACGGTCAAAAGGGATTTTCCTACCGTAGGCCCAACAACCAAATGGGCTGAGGGAGCGTGGAGTGATTATCAAGGATATCCCAGTGCGATAGCATTCTTTGAGCAGAGATTAGTTTTTGGTGGAACATCACTAAGGCCACAAACAATATGGGGCAGTGAAGTAGATGATTACGAAAACTTCAGAACAGGAAGAGCAGACTCAAACGCATACACCTATAGATTAGTTAGTTCAGATGTAAATGCCATTAAATGGTTGATGGATAAAGGTGTATTACTCGTAGGTACTTTAGGTGGAGAATGGAAATTTGGTTTCAGAGACGAGCCTACTACTCCTACAAACGTAGATGTTAAGAGACAAACCACTTATGGTTCTGCAAATGTTCAGGCTATAGGTGTAGAACATACTGTATTATTTTTACAAAGAGGTGGCAAGAAACTTAGAGCAGCGGGATTCGATTATAGAATAGAAGGCTATAGAGCACCTGATATTAGTGTGAGGTCAGAACATTTATTAAAAAATGGAATAGTAGATATGACCTTTGCTGACCAACCAGACCCTACAATTTGGATGGTGCGTAATGATGGAGACTTAATAGGATGTACATACAATACAGACCAAGAAATAACTGCCTTTCATAGACACGAAACGCAGGGCAGTTTTGAAAGCATAGCGGTAATCAATGGTCCCGATAGAGATGAGTTATGGGCAGTAGTAAAAAGAAATATCAATGGATCTGATACAAGATATATTGAACAGTTCCAAACTACAGACTGGGATGATTACGAAGATGCAATCTATATGGATTGCGCTATTACATATTCTGGCACAGCATCAACAACTCTTTCTGGTGCAGACCATTTGGAAGGCAAGACGGTAACGATTTTAGATAATGGTGCTACACATCCTGATGTAGTCGTAACAAGTGGTGCACTGACTTTACAGAATAATACAACTAATGCTCATGTAGGATTGAGTTATACAGCAAGAGTGCAAA